TTTTCTTTGATGTCCCCAATTTGTGGAGCCCATCAACCCCGCCGTTTTGGTTCAAGGTTGATGGGTTTTTTGTTGCCTAAAATTCTTATCATTTAATATCAACAGGTTAGATTTGAACCACAACATTAGTGGCGGCAAAGTGGCGGCGCAATTATTTTTAGCTTCATTTCAGACGTTTCCCAGGGTATTTTCTATCAACGTAAATTTGTTACGTTTGGAAAAGGATTTTGGTTATGAGCACTCCTTCTACACCTACACTTGATGCTGCAAAACTGTTCGATAACGCAATAATTTCTATCCAACTTGGCATCGAAGACTTTGAACTATCAACTCAATCTACCGAGAATCAAGCAAGAGCACTCTCTTCAGTGAGAAATCTCTTCGCTGGAATGCTGCTTTTATTTAAATATAAAATTGCTGCATCGGTAAATGACCCAGCGGCCGCTTATACCATAATCTTTGATCCTCCTACTATCGTGCCCGAATCTGATGGTAATGGAGGTGTTAAATGGGTTCCGGATGGAAAATTCAAGAAAACAACTATCAATGTTCAGGGCATTCAAAAACGTTTCGAAGGGTTCGGCATCGACGTCGACTGGAATACAATTAATAAATTACAAGATTGTCGAAATCACCTAGAGCACTTACATCCTAAACACACATATGGTGAGGTAGCAGGTTTTGTTGCAGACCTTTTCCCTGTTCTGAGCGATTTTATTACTAATGAGTTACAACAAGTTCCATCAGATGTCTTAGGTAGTGCCTGGGATAAGATGCTTGCTCATAAGGATTTCTACGACGATAAACTTGCTGAATGTGAAGATACTTGGCTGTCTGCAGATATCCCTGCTGGGATGCAAACCTATTTAGATGATTGCAATTGCCAGATGTGCGGCTCGCAACTCATTAAGGCGGCAGAGGAAGACCTAGAGTCAGGAATCACTGTTAAACAGCATGAAGAAAAATTTAGATATCGCTGTCTTAGTTGCGGTTACGCAGACCTGATTGCACCGGAACTCTATCACGCTTTTCGTGCTGCCAATAATTATGACCCGCGCGATGGCAGTGAGCCAATTTATGAAACATGTTACGAGTGCAATCATGATACGTTTTTGATCTTCGAACAAGAATGTGCTTGGTGTGATGCTACCCTTGAACACAATACGTGTGACATTTGTGGGGCGCCTCTAAAGCAAGATGAGCAAGAGAACGGAGGCTTATGTAGCGTCGATCAATATGCTCGCGAAAAGTTTATGCGTGAAAATTGAGATTTTTTTCAGATATTGAAATATTAAATAATGTTCTACAGCCCGCGATGCTCCTCATTTCGCGGGCTTTTTGTTTTGGTCATCACCGCACAACCCAATCCCTTCCCAACTCGCATAAAATTAATTTTTTCCTTATTTATCTGAATGTTGCGGTTTAACTTAGATCCTCATACGATCCTTAAAACTGAAAAACACTGAAATTCTTTTCAATCTTTTCAGTTTGCGAACTCGCGTAAGCAGCCAGCACTGGCGCGCCCTGGCGGTCTGGTTTGTAGAAAAATAAAACTGAAAAATTTACCCGATCCAAAAACCGCAGGCGGGTGCGGTGTAGTGCCGTTTTTGTCTGCGATGTATTTATTTTGTCAGTGCGTGGCAGCGCCAGCGCAACGGAGCGAGATTAATCATTTAAAAGTGGTGCGGTTGCTTGTCGTGTATGTTGAAGCGCCCAGAGTGTGTTCTGGGGCGTCTGGTAAAGGGCAAAAAAAAGCCCGCACTGGGCGGGCTGTGATGCAGTGATCAGGCAATGATTTTTGAGTACTTACTTCGTGTCGATCCGGCCTTCGTCGCGGTCTGACTGAATGCGCCAGCCTGAAGGGGTGCGCCTGTTCCTGAATGCGTATGAGTCGCGCATTGCTGCGCCAGTTCTGCCAGCAGGTCAATGGTTTCCAGCATCATGGTCAGGGCGTTTACACCCTCGCTGCCGATGTGTACGGTGGGGCCAATAACCTGCTGCCCTCCGGCCGCAACGCTCTTACGCAACGCCGCAATTTTTTCTGTCAGTGTCCCGCCTGTCTCGGTGTTGATATTGCCGGTCACCTTGCTGGTCTGCTGTCCACTGATTTCAGTCTGTGCATCCCCCTTTACACTTGCGACGTAATTACCGCCCACACCGATGGCATAATCCCCCGATGCAACGTGCTGAACCGCCCCGGCCAGCAGTGTGGCTGTTCCCAGTAACCGGTACTGTCCCAGCCCGGTGTCACGCTGCGCCGGAATAAAAACAATCTCATCCATCTGACTGTCAAAACCCAGCATCGCCCGCTTTGGCATATGGGCCTGTAAAAACCCGGTTAACTCATCAAGCTGGCTCATACCTTGCTCACCGTTACGCGTTTAAGCCCCTTCATACGGCGCAATACCACAGAGGCTTCCGCCATCAGCCCGGCGCGGGTCTCCTGGCTTTCCTGTCCCGGATGTGACTCACGTCGCCCTATCGTGGCCATTTCCCCCAGAAGGTCGGCCTTCGCCCTGGCAAATACCGCCTTCGTATACTGGGCGCACAGTCCGTTTACGCCCTCCATCACCACACCCGGCACCTCTGCGGCGCGTTTATACCCCTTCGCCTTATGCCGGTTTTCGACTTCCGCCAGCTCCGCATTCACTTCCACAACTGTGGTGATCAAAGCCTGTGCGACGGTTCCTGCGTCCACATCAGGCGGTAACGAACGCTGTGACTGAAAATCCTTTAAGTTCAGGTCTGGCCAGAATCCGTTATTCGTTAACGCGGCATCCTGATAATCAATTTTCTTACCGCTAAACATGGCTCCCCCGAAAAAGGCGGGTTAGCGACATCCATGGCGCATGACACATCAGTGCCTGCCCTCCGTCGCGCCCGCCCGGCTGTCGGTAGTCGTTATTGTTCTTTCATCAGGCTGCGGATACGGGCAGCAATTTGCGCACGCATCGTTCCCACGCCAATCCGCTTATAAAGTTTTTCCGCCGTCGCCAGCAGCACGGCGGCTTTTTCCAGCGTTTCCGCGTCATCCACTGCCGTGGCCCGTGGCTGGCCGTTGTCATCACGCAGTAACAGCAGCCCGGCGAACTTGAACCATTTGGCGGTGATTTCTTCATGAAGCCGCCAGCGGGTTGTCACGTTTTCAAATGTGCGTGAGAAATACGGTTCGATACTTTCACCCGCTGCCAGCGTGTTTTCCGCCCAGGCCATAACCTGATCCGCCACGAATGCCGGGAAGCTGCTGCGGATGTTGTCCGGCGTCGGCTGCTGTTGCGCGATAGCGATATCCGCCCATTCCAGCGCTTTATCCAGATAACCCACGTCAAACAGCCACACCACACACCAGGCAAACACCGGATGCGTAAACACGCTGCCGCTTTCCAGATAGGCTTCCACGGTCGGCAACCAGCGCGGCAAAAGCACATCCCGCTTATGGACCACACGGTCGGCAATCGTCGGCAGGTTGCGCAGATATGCCACATCCTGATTCAGTGCCTGGATCTGGATGTGCAGGCTGTCCAGACTTTCCACAGCCTGACGGCGCTGAAGCTGTTTCTGAACGGCTACACGCTGGCTGTGACGTTGTGCGGGTGAAAGTGCCATTTATCAGCCCTCTGCCGGTTCCGTCAGCTCGCCAATGGTTACGGCATTTTCATCAATTGCCGCATACAATTCCGGCACTTCGACGGCGTAACCTTCGTTGCGCAGGTACTTGTTTTCATACTGCTTGCGGTCATCCACAAACTCAGCCTTACGCTGGCGAGTGTTCCGCTGGGTGTAGATGTGCAGGTTATCCAGCGTGGTGACGGCCATGCGTTTACCCGGCATAAATGGCGGCACCATAGCCTTGCGTCCTGCAATGGTGTTGCCAAGCAGCTGCGCCGCAATTTTCTCGGTGGGTTTATCTGCTGCCTGGTACAGGCGGTATTGTTCCGCTGCGACCAGATCCGCGCCGACCAGCACCACCAGACGCGGGTCTGTGCGGAACTGCTGCGGGATTTTGTCGTTAATGAGATCAGAGGCCATCGCATCCAGAGATCGGTAATCCCCCTTGTCATCAAGTGACACGGCGTCCGTAATAATTTGCTTACCGTCATCCCATTCTTTCATCAGGGCGTGCCAGCCCTTGTTGACGTCCTCACCATTTGGATTGGCTTCAAAGTTGGTCGATTTGGCAACGCTCTGGCCATTGAAACCGATGCGCAGCATATCCAGTGCAAACGCCTGATTAGAAAAGGTCTGAACCAGCTGGAAAAATTCTTCTTCGGTCTGGCCAGAGTTAGCCCAGACGGAAAGCAGATCCCAGCGAAGCGCCGCACAGGAGTCTGTTTCTACCAGCTTGTATTCATTGCCATCCACGCCCACGCGGCGGGTAAAGCGGCCTGTTTCACTGCGTCCGGTATATAGGCCCGATGCGCCGACACTAATCACCTGACCGGAAAGCTGATCCACATCAGCGCAGTAAATCATGTTGAGAAACTCAACCGATTCCAGCAGGGCCAGACGCAGCGCCGTTTCTTTCGGGTCGGTCATGGCAAAATAATTACTGGTATTTTCGACGCCGTATTCCTGCGCCATACCAGCCGAAAACATTTTCATCAGTTTTCGTGCACGATCATTTAAAAACATAGATATTCCCCGCGTTGACGCGATTAATAATTAAAAAGGAAGCGAGCTGTTAAAGAAACTTAAAGCCTTTGCTTTTATTTTTATCGCCAAAAGTACGCTGCGGTAAGCTTGTTATTTTTTTATCCAGCTTGCTGAAGTTATCCAGAATGGCCGGAAGGTTATTGCGCAGGCTGGCAAATTCTTCGGTGTCCACCACATCCGCGATAGTTTCAATATCGCTTTCAGCAGTCGCCAGTTTTTCTTCTACTGCCGCCATTCGTTCTTCAAGGCGATTGACCGCTTCCGCCAGTGCCTGTAATGCTTCGTCACCGGACGGGGCATCAGTGGTAATTTCTTCTTCAAATTTCTTTTTTGGCTTAATACCAAAATAAGACTGCCACGGCTTACTCATATTCTTTTCCTGTGTAATTTTTCCGTCACTGGTCATTGCGCACGCGTAATAACCCTGCTTTGTTAAATCGCGCTTAGAAAAGCGCAGTCGTGTAGTGCCAACACTTGCGGGATGGTCGGTGACCGCCAGTCCCTTGAGATACGTCCTTCCGCTGCCGCGAAAGTTTTCTTCAGGTTCGATAGAGAAATAGACCAGTTGTCCGCCCTGATTTGCGTAAATCAGGTTCATATTGGGCACTATCTTTGCGTATAACCGCGCCAGTCCGTCCTCGCCGTCCTGCCACATGGTTTCCGCCACTTCGCCATAATTTCCCCAGTCGCGCAGATGTTCCGGCCAGATTAATGCCCCGTAATAATCGGGCTGATAGGTTTCCCCCATATCAATAATCCACTGGCGATAAATCTGCCGTTCATCGACCGTATCCCCTTCGGTGGCAATACACAGCCAGTCGGTTTTTAAATGAGACATATTTCCTTTCGCCTCGCTGTAATTGCAGAATGATTATTGCCAATAAAACACTTTGCATCATCCCGTTTAATTCTTTTCAGTTCGGATAACCGCCCATAGCAGAACAGTGACGAATTAACGCCACCGTTTTTTATCATCAGTCACGGCATAATTAACGCCATGGCTAAATACTCAGATGAATTAAGGGACGTTGCCCGCGCTCTTTATTTGCGCCGCGCCACACCCAAAGAAATAGCAAGTGATTTAAATCTGCCGAATGCGCGGATCATTTATTACTGGGCGGAAAAGTTTAAATGGGCTGATTTACTCAGCCATGAAAGCACAGAGGAGGCAATAGAACGCCGCTACCAGCTGCTTGCCGGGCGCGACGGAAAAACCGATCTGGAATTAAAGGAAATGGATCTGCTGATTGCTCATGCAACTAAATTGCGTGCGCAAAGCAACAAGCACAAAGAAAAACTGGCGGAAAGCCGGGGTACACGCAGTGAGCACGGCGGCGGTGATGAAGACAGCGACCAGCCCCGGAAAAAGCGTAAGTACCGCAAAAATGATATTTCCGGGCTGACACAGGAAGATTTCGACGCTTTTGCTGAAGAAAACCTGTTCCGGTACCAGAAGCATTTACGTCTGAACATTGGCCAGCACGTGCGCAATGTCCTGAAAAGCCGCCAGATCGGGGCGACCTGGTATTTTGCGTTTGAAGCGTTCGAAAATGCGGTTATGACGGGCGATCCGCAAATATTCCTGTCGGCGTCACGCCCGCAGGCGGAAGTGTTCCGCTCCTACATCGTGAACATTGCGGAGCAGTATTTTGGCATCACGCTGACCGGCAACCCGATCCGCTTAAGCAACGGTGCAGAGCTGCGTTTCCTGTCCACCAACAAAAACACCGCTCAGTCATACAGCGGTCATCTTTACTGTGACGAATATTTCTGGGTGCCTAACTTCGCGAAGCTGAATGAAGTCGCGTCCGCGATGGCCACCCATGATAAATGGCGTACCACCTACTTTTCCACGCCGTCCGCCAAAACGCACCAGGCTTACCCATTCTGGACGGGTGAGGAATGGAAACAGGGCAGTAAGAAACGTGCGCATGTGCCGTTCCCGTCCTTTGACGAGCTGCGCGACGGCGGGCGCATCTGCCCGGATGGTCAGTGGCGTTATGTCATTACGATGGAAGATGCGATCAGAGGCGGCTTTAACCTGGCCAGTATTGACCGTCTGCGCAACCGCTACAGCGAAACCACTTTTCAGATGCTTTACATGTGCGTGTTCGTTGACAGCAAGGACAGTGTTTTCAGGTTTTCCGATCTGGAAGCCTGCGGGGTGGAAACGGATACCTGGCAGGATCACAATCCGGACAAGCCCCGGCCATTTGGCGATCGCCCGGTATGGGGCGGTTTCGACCCGGCACGAAGTGGCGATTTGAGCTGCTTTGTAATCGTCGCCCCGCCCGTGTTCGCGCCGGAAAAATTCCGCGTGCTGCGGGTGTTCAGCTGGAAGGGGATGAACTTCCGCTATCAGGCCAAACAGATAGAGGCGCTTTTCAGGCAGTACAACTTCACTTACATCGGCGTGGACGTCACCGGCATTGGCCAGGGTGTGTTTGAGAACATCCAGCATTTTGCCATGCGCGTGGCCAGGCCCATTCGTTACGACCGTAACACCAAAGATCAGCTTGTACTCAAAGCCTGCGACGTGGTGGAAAGTGGCCGTATTGAGTGGGACAAAGACCTGAAAGAAATCCCGGCCAGCTTTATGTCCATCCGCCGAACCAGCACGCAAAGCGGGAACGCCATGACGTTTGTAGCCGACCGGACGCAGGAAACCGGACACGCGGAAGCATTCTGGGCGATAACGCACGCCCTGCATAACGAACCGCTGAACTATGAAAATAAACCTAAATCCAAATGGGGGTTTAAAAAAGCAGCATGAAGAAAAAGAAATATAACCGGCAGCGCGATAACAGTCCGGTAAAGCCGGAAAAGAAAATGAGCATTCTGCGTTTCGGAAAGCCTGAACCGGTACTGACAACCGGCACAGATTACAGCGATGTATGGTACGACAACGAAGCCAACCATTACACGTTACCCATTGACCGGCTGGCGCTGGCGCAACTGATTAACCTGAACGGCCAGCACGGCGGAATTATTCACGCCCGTAAGAATCTGGTGATGTCGGATTACGTGGGCGGCGGCCTCACCCGTGATGACATGGAAGCTGCGGTATTCGACTTCATCACCTTCGGGGATGTGGGATTTGTGAAAGTCCGTAACGGCTGGGGTGAGGTTGCAGGTCTGGCCCCCATGCCCGGCCTGTACATGCGCCGCCGAAAGACAGGTGAATTTGCCGTTCTGCAACAGGGTGAGCCGCTGATTTACCAGCCGGAGGACGTCATTTTTTTGCGTATGTACGATCCACAGCAGCACATCTACGGCCTGCCGGACTATATCGGGGGCATTCACTCCGCGTTGCTCAACAGCGAAGCGGTGATTTTCCGGCGTCGTTACTACCACAACGGGGCGCACACGGGCGGCATTCTCTACACCCGCGACCCCAGCATGACGGATGAGGTGGAGGAAGAAATTGAACGCCAGCTGCGTGACAGCAAAGGGATCGGGAACTTCTCCACCATTCTGGTGAATATTCCTGGCGGCGACAAAGAAGGGGTGCAGTTCATTCAAATGGGGGATATCAGCGCAAAGGATGAGTTTGCCAGCGTGAAGAACATCAGTGCTCAGGACATTTTAAACGCTCACCGGTTCCCGGCAGGGCTGGCCGGTCAGATAGCGCAAAACGCCGGTGGCCTGGGTGATCCAGAGAAAGCAGAAACGATTTATAAAAAAAGCGAGGTGCTCCCGCTCCAGCGCCGTTTTATGGAAGCCATTAATGGCGATAAGGAAATCCCGTTACACCTGCATCTTAATTTTAAAACTGACGCGGGAAACGGTGCGGCATGAGACGAAAAAGGTTAAAATCCAGGCATCCGAAATCATATGGAGCATGGAAAGTGCGCGTACTAAAAATCGAATGCCCGGATTGCGGTTCGAAAGCTGTGATAAAAAAGACAAACAGAAAACACAGAAAAATTGCTGATATTTATTGCGCCTGTGCCGATGTGGAATGTGGTCATACTTTTGTTATGAATCTGACGTTCTCACACACACTCAGCCCAAGCGCCAAAACGGGTGACATGTTAATGCAAACCTTGATTAACGGTCTGTCACCCGGTCAACGGCAAATGGCATTAGACCTACTGAAGGCCGTCCCGGCTATTTGAAACGCCCCCGTTCAGGGGGTTTTTTGCATCTACCGTATCCAGTTTTTGTTCCAGTTCATCGGTGAGTTCTGATAACCACGACAAGACAAGGTCTTTTTCGCCTCCAGTGCATTTACTTTGCGCGGCAAATCTGACCAACAAGCCAATTCTTTTTAAAGCAATCGTCTCAAAAAACAAGTCCTGCACGAATCCCTCCCGATATAAAACCACTGTACATAAATACAGTATCATTTTGACACATTCTGATAAACCACTTTTTAATGAAGGGTATTAATAAATTATATTTTTCCTGTATTTATACAAACTATGACCAGCCCGGCCAGATGACTTCCTCCGGCCTGCTTTGCCGCTCCTGTAACTGTCCTGATCGATAAATCAGGGATGTTCGCCCGTAAGCCAGCCCTCCCCCACGCATCAGAATGTTTAAATTTTCTTCTGAATCATCAAAACCACGGCTTTGTAGTTCCAGTTTTAATCGTCTGCGGGCTCCACCCTCCGTACAGTTATTGACAGAACTCCAAGGGGAATTAAGGTCAAGGTCAAAACCTGCCTCCGCTTGCGCTTCGGCCAACTTCGGCACCTTCTCCCACTTCACCAGACGCGTGCATACTTCGGAATCCGGGATCAAAGGCGAGTAGATGCCCTGGATGCGCTGTACATCCTCCGCGTATTCGTTGCCCTGTTCGGTGATTTCATAGGCGAGGCGAACAACCAGATCGCGACGGGCGACCAGCGGCCCGCCCTGTGCCTGGGTAAGCGACCATCAGCAAGCATGGCATTAATTGTATCTACGGATAAGCCAGTGAGTTCGCTGTACTTTTCTACTGATATTGAAGGAACTGCCAATGTGATTGAAATATGAGTAGTCATAAGGCAACATCTTCCTTTTAGCTGTGGTAAATGACGGTGAGTGGCATTAAGTCACATTTTGAAATCAAACAGACTATATGATCACATTTTGAAATCGTCAACACAAAAAGTTCCCAAGGTGAAATCGATGGATTTTAATGTGGGTGGCAGAGGTGCCATCGAAAGAATGGTTGAAGCGTATGGTTTCACTACTAGACAGGCGCTCTGTGACAAACTCGGAGTGTCAAAAAGCAGTTTAGCGACCCGATACATGAGGGACTCTTTCCCATCTGACTGGGTGATCCAGTGTGCACTGGAAACGGGAGTTTCGCTTGAGTGGCTTGTCTATGGCTCTGGCGAATCACGACAAACTATTGCTAACGATTTGCTCCGGTTGCCTCACAAAAAAATAATTGATGGGCAACTTTTTGATGCTTCATTTTATTTTTACGATAAGGCACTGCTACCATTAAACATTATCAAGCCAGCTATAGTTTCTGATAGCGGCAAAAACTATTTTGTAGATTTCAACATCAATGAAATTATTGATGGAACATGGCTACTAGATATCGAGGGGAAAACAAGCATAAAAAAAATTATGAGAATCCCTGTTGGAAAGGTAAAGATTACTAATGACATATCTTCATTCGAGTGTTTACTTGAAGATATTAAATTTTTAGCAAAATGCGATTCAATCTTCATGGCTTCTTTATAATAAAGTCGTTGGACAAGGATATAGTATGTCAACTATCAGCAATAAATTAGAACGCGGTATAATTACTTTTTTTGATTTTAAACAGTTCGGTCTTTATCAAATTCTTCAGGGCAAGCCGCCAAAACTTACTGAAGAAAATATGGATTATGTATTGTCCAATCTACATAAATGGATCCAAACCAAGACGGTTGAAAGTTCTGTGCCTTGGGGAAATGATAGTAATAGGCGAACAAAAGCATTTTGTAAAAATGTTTCATATAATGAAAATACTGGAGATTATCTTTTTGTTATTTGGAAAACATTAGGTGATAGTAAAGGCGACATACAAGGTATTGAAGCGAACAGTAAAATAGATGAAACAACTGATAATATAGTTTCAGCATCTGAAACACAGGATGGTAAAAATTACATATGGGGACTTCCTTGCTATTATTGGATAATTCCCGAATATAAAAAAATAGCCTCTATCAGATTTCCAAGTTCTTATGCGGATACAGATTTGTTTTGTCAATATATTAAAGCTTATGTTGATTACCGCCTGGAACATCCAAACAAGATAATCCACGACATTGAAATACCCCGAAAAGACAGTCCTGAGTCGATTAAATACAAACGAGTGTTTTTTTTAAAAGATAAACACAGCCTGACGTTTAAAATCCTTGCTAATAAAACTCGTAAAATTACAAAAGGCGCTAATATCGAAGAGTTATGTAAAAAAATTACGCATATAGTTTATCATGATGTCATTGAAACTAACGTACCAGATACTCGAGACGGATGGCAAAAACTTTTTGATAAAGTTGGTGATATATTTACTAACAGTTCCCCCGTCCTTTCAAAAAAGCATAAAGTAGAGTTATTAGTTGAAGGCACGCCAACTCCACAAGAATTTGAGAAACTGATCGAAGAATATTTAGAGAGCTTCAATATCGAATCAGACAACAGTAACGATGAGTCTGCAAAAGATGACGCTGTAAAAGATAACGTTAGAATTGGTTTTAAAGTTAATGGAAAAAATGGCGCTACAACATGGTTAGATGAGTACATCCTACGCCACGAAATTTACACTGATATAGCAAATAGAAATAAACACTATTCATCATCCTATCTTTTGAATATTGTGAATAATCACAGAAATGATTTATTGCCATACCTTGAAAACAATGATGAAGATAATTCAGAACAAATAGATTATACTGAAGCTGAAAATGATGAAGATGCTAGCATTAGAATCTTAGGAGCTTAATATGCTTAGGAAATTGAAATGGATTCATTTAATCGCAATTTGCCTAATTGGGATTGTTGCTATAAATTTCGGTACATTTTATCAATACACAGATATAAAAGACGTTTTATCGACGCTCCAAAATATCTCCGTAATGATTTTTACCATCGCAGGAATCTGGCTAGCATATATATATCCCAAAGCTATCACTGCAATAGTCAAGCCATCTTCTTTATCGAATGAAAAACACCTTTCACCCTCGATGGACATCGACAAAGAAATAGTTACACCCGAAAAAAAACTAACCGTTTCGGAAAAAAATGCCATAGAAAAAGATATTTCTCGCATAACCATGATTGTTGAGGCTATTATATCCTCAGCCTTAGTCATTTTCTTTATTATATTAATAAATGTATTTAAACCAATCCTTATTAATATCACTTTGGTTTCAGATAATGTTAATACATTCAACAAACTAGGATGTTTTGTTACTTTAGCGCTTGTGTATATACAAATAATCTCTTTATTTTCAATAATAGCAAGCAACATTGTATTTCTCAATGACGTCCATAACGAAAAGAATGATAAAGAGCTAGATCAACTTAAATAAAGTTGCATGTATATTTTTGCTTTTTTATATATTGACACTGTAGATTTATACAGTGAAAATTATTCCCATGAATAGGTGGGGATTATTATGACGATTAGGAAATTAGAAACTGGTAAGTGGCTGTGTGAGTGTTATCCAGCTGGCCGTGATGGACGAAGGGTGAGAAGGCAATTTGCTACAAAGGGCGAAGCATTAGCTTTCGAACGCCACAAGATGGACGAAGCGGCAGCAAAGCCCTGGCTGGGCGAAGCAGTTGATAGACGATCTCTCAAAGATGTTGTAGAGCTTTGGTACAGGCTCCATGGCAAATCCCTTTCAGCCGGGGAACATGTGTACGACAAATTGGTTTTGATGGTTGATGCGCTGGAAAATCCACTGGCCACTGCATTTACTTCAAAAATGTTTGCTCATTACAGGGATAAGCGTTTAACCGGAGAAATCTACTTTAGCGAGAAATGGAAGAAAGGGGCCAGCCCGGTAACGATAAATCTTGAACAAAGCTATCTTAGCGGCGTGTTTAGCGAACTTGCCCGTCTTGGGGAATGGAAAGCGCCGAACCCGCTGGCAAGTATGCGCAAATTTACCATCGCCGAAAAAGAGATGGCCTGGCTGACGCATGAGCAAATAACAGAACTATTATATGACTGCCGCCGCCAAAGTGCGCTGCTTGCTCTCGTTGTAAAAATCTGCCTGAGCACTGGGGCACGCTGGCGCGAAGCGGTTAGCCTGACACGTTCTCAGGTCACGAAATATCGAATCACGTTTGTAAGGACGAAAGGCAAGAAAAACCGAAGCATCCCCATTAGCAAGGAACTTTATGAAGAAATTATAGCGCTTGACGGCTTCCAGTTTTTTACTGATTGCTACTTTCAATTTTTATCTGTCATGGAAAAAACATCTATCGTTCTACCACGCGGGCAATTGACCCACGTTCTACGCCACACCTTTGCTGCACACTTTATGATGTCCGGCGGAAATATACTGGCGCTTCAAAAAATACTGGGCCACCACGATATAAAAATGACGATGCGTTATGCTCATCTGGCACCAGATCATCTTGAAGCAGCACTAAGCTTTAATCCTTTAGCGACTATGCCCAGTGGCGACAAAAGGGCGGCAGCGGTTGCCATTCCCTAATATTTGTTACCCCTCGATACCCCTTTAAGTTATTGAATTACATGTAACTCATTGTTTTCTAAAACCCATTTACATAAATGGGTTTTTTGTTGCCTGCGTTTCATCAATTCTCCGCCACATCCCCGGCGATCTTTCCTAACAGCATACGTAATTCTTCTCGTTTCAGCGGTGCGCTGTCCGTGACGTAATGCAACGTCATGCCTTCGACAAATGCGTCCAGCGCCCGGGCGGTCACCGGATCGAACCAGCGCGCCAGCAGCGCCTGGCTACGGCGCATCCAGGCTTGCATCACCAGTTTTAAGCCGGGTTTGCGGGACGAAAAGGCGTACAGCTGATACATCAGCGCCAT